CGTTGGCAATAGCTACTGTGCCTGTAACGTTTGATGCAGTGCCTGTGGTATTTTGGTTAAGTGTTGGCACATCAGCGGCTTGAATGGTAGTCATAACCACATCCGTACCATTGCCGCGCAAATATGAGCCGCTAGTAGTTGCACCAACAAGCGCATCTATAGCAGCTTGGCGTGTGGCTTCTCCTGTACCACCGTTGGCAATAGCTACTGTACCTGTGACGTTTGATGCAGTTCCGGTAGTGTTCTGGTTAAGAGTCGGAACATCAGCGGCAACCATAGCGCGAAACGTAGGAACTCCAGCCGAGCCATTGGGCGCTGCCAACATGAAGTTGGCTGTCTTAGATGCGTACGGATTTTGGGTGTCTCCATAACTAGCAGCAAGACTAATTGCAGGAGTTGCACCGCCACTAGAAGATACAGGTGATGTTCCGGTAACCGATGTAACGGGCGCTGTTCCACTAGATACTGCTGTGATAAGCCCCTTGGCATTCACAGTAACGCTTGCGTTTGTAAATGCGCCAACATTAGCGTTGACTGTTGCTAATGTTCCTGCGGCAGTTACATTTGCAGAGCCGTCAAAACTAGGGCTGGTGTAGGCCAAATCCCCAGTAATAGCAATTGTTCGGCCTGTTGTTAGAGTTGCTGCGCTACCTGTGGTATTTTGGTTGAGCGTTGGAACATCCGCAGCTTGAATTGCTGCCATCACTACATCCGTGCCGTTACCACGTAAATAATAGCCGCTAGTTGTTGCGCCAGCCAGAGCATCTATTGCATCTTGGCGGGTTGTGGTTCCCGTACCGCCATTAGCTATCGGAAGTGCAGTTCCAGACAACCCAATTGCTAATGTTCCTGATGTGGTAATTGGACTGCCAGTTACAGACAAAAATGCTGGAACTGTTGCAGCAACGCTGGTGACTGTGCCGCTACCGCCTCCTCCAGTGTACTGAGGAATGTTAAGTGTATTGCCTGTAAAAGTTGCCGCACCAGACGTGCCTGTAGTGGTTAGCGTAATAGGCGCTTGATAATCTGTCCCAGAAGTGGCAGCGGAAATTGCTGTCCCATTTCCTTTCAGTACGCCTGTAACACTAGTCCCAATAGAAATGGCTGGCGCGATAGTTGCATTAGCAACAGTTCCAGAAAAACCATTTGCTGGCGTAACTGAAACGGAAGTAACTGTTCCAGAGCCACTAACAGCCGCCCATGAGGTTGCTGTACCATTAGTGGTTAAAAATTTTCCACTATTCCCTGTTTGACTAGGAATGAGCGTATCTATCTGAGATTGCAAACTTGCAATAGAGTCCAAGACAGATTGAGAAGTGCCACCGCCATTGGTGATGACTTTAATCTTCTCCGCGACATCCATTGGGATGACTTCACCAGCATTGATTTCACGACCATCACTAAGAACAATGGTCAATCCACCATCAAAGTCAACAAATGCGTTGGCTACGCCTATGCCATCTTCACCATCTTTGCCATCTTGCCCAGGGGCTCCTTGTGGGCCTTGAGCGCCATCAACACCAACACGCCCATCTTTTCCGTCTTTTCCATCACGACCATTCTCGCCATCTTTTCCATTAGAAAGTGAGTTTGCTTTAGACTGAATCGTGCTATTTAACTCATCAAAACGAGCCTCAAGGTCAGATTTGATTTTTTTCAAACCCTTAACAACAACTTCTACACTTTTGCCGATGTTTTCATTGCGATTTTGTTGCAATCTTTCGGATGCGGCAATTTTCAATGCAGCAGCCATATCCATGAGCTCCTCAGGAGACATTTTGTTTACTTTTTCAACAATGCTCATGACTGCAATTCCGTGGTGATGCGGTTTAAAAAGTCTTGCTCCATGCTAGATTTCTTATCTTGCATCTGCAATTCAACAATCTTAGACTTGTTCTTGATGTCAGCCTCTTTGAGCATCAATTCAGCGATTTTGACACGCTTATCGAACTCAACTTGATTGGCATCAGACTGCTGAGGAAGATTCTTAGTCGCAGCAGCCAGTGCTTTTGCCTGCAACTCCTGTGGCATAAGCTGCGCTTCGGTATTGAGCTTATTGGCCTCTGCGCGATTCTGCTCTGCCTGGGTCGTATTGACTGCAATCTGCGCCTGAGCAGCCTGAAGAGCCAATTGCGTCTTCATTTGCTCCATTTGCTGCGCCTGCGGGTCAGCTTGGCTCATTTGCTCAAGCGCAGCAATCAGTTCAAAGCGGTTGGTCAGGCTGGAATTGCTCAGAATTCCTTTAAGAATCAACGGCAAAACAGGTGTATTCGGGCCAAGAGTCTGCAACAACCCAATGAATTGCTGCTGCTCATGCTCACGGGCAATGATTCCCAGCGTAGCAGTCGGCAAAAAGTTCATGTCAACAGAGGGGTAACGCTCTGGGTCAAACTGCATGAAGCGGAAAGCCGCTTTGTTGATGAACGGAATGAGGAAATCCTCTTGGAAGTTTACCAAAGTGCGCTTGTATCGCTTGATGATGGACGCAACAGCCATCGACATACCGCCTTGGCCCATGTCCCGCGCACCATTGGACACCATTCCTTGGGAATCCAGTGTTCCAGTGCTTTGTAGCAACATACGCTCAAAGTCTTTGGCAGTGGCTAGGTTGTTGCCATCCGTATTGCCAAATTTGAACGGCATCAAAATCTCTGATGGATTGCCGTTTGTCAAGAAAGCCTTTCCAGGCTTAACTTCAAACTTGGCTCCACGGGGCAGACGAGTCGCATCTACCGCAATCATTGGTGATGTTGTGAGTGCCAGCGAATCCAAATGGCTGCGAACTTGTGCATCAATAGCTTTCTGCATATTGAATGCTTTTTCCACAGTTCCACGACCCAAAAGACGATTCGGAACCGTATCATCTTGATAGGCCAAGACGGGGCGGTCTTTCATCATGTATGGGTTTTCTTCTGCTTTGAGCAGCAACCCATTGTTCGCAATGACTACGATTGCCTCTACCATATCTTGGTATTCTTCGGCAACAGAGTCTTCGGGGAACAGGACTTCAACTTCCTCGTTTGCCTTCTTTATGTACTCTCGCGGAACCAACCCGTAGTAGGTCAGCAGCACTACTTTTTCATCTTGGAACTGCACAACTTCTTGAGTTGGCTCAAGGTCTGTGTCATCGTAGGTCGGCGTGATGTTTACCTTGCGATAGATACCGCGCTCAATGCCACGCACGATTTTGTGGATAGAGACATACTTCTCAATGGCAACGCCCATGCAGTCATCGACTGATGTTCCATTTGGGTCAAACAAGAAGTTCTTGGGATTGACGGGAACAATCTTTACGCCAACACGCTCTTTCTCGATAACACCAATGGCAGCTTGCCCTGGTTGACCTGGAATCGGCTGCGTAGAAGGGATGAACTCCTTTTCCATACTGACAACGATTTCACCGATGCCAGTGCCATAGATTTCAGCCATTAGCTCAATCTGGTCAATAGACTTGCGGATTTTGTCCTTCTTGAAGTCTTCCATCATCTGCGCCTTGAGCGCAGCAACATCAAGTGGAGTGCCGTTCACATCCTTGATGTCATCCTCAATGTCAAAGAACTCACCCTGACCAAAGATGGCTTCCATGATTTCCGCATGGCGCGTCTCGACTGCTTGCTGAGTAGCAGGAGTCACGATACGGCTGCGCTCGGAATCACGGGTTTTGTCTTCAGAAGCCCACTCGCCACGGAAGATGCGCTCGTACTCTAGGTAGTCATCAAGGAAGTTGGTGTTACGATAATCACGCCAGCGGTCGCAGTGGTCGGTGATAAAAGCGACTAACTCCTTGTCTTCGGGAGTCGGCTCATCGAAATCGTTTTGGTCAAGTTTTGCCATCTATATTCCCGAAATAACGTCCATCGGTGCCCATTCTTCATCGTCTTCATCCTGCTCATAGTAGGATGTTACGGCTAGTTGGTCAATGTATGCAAGACTATCTGGCAAGTCATCATGTACGCCTTGCGCTGGGAACATCAGGAGTTGGTCGATGAAAACATCCCAATCCTTTTCCTTGTTCAGAATGATGCGCCCATGTTCAAAGCGTCCTTGGAGACTCCAGATAATTCTGTCCGTCTTTTTCCGATTGCCGTGGGTCAGGTCAACTATGTGGGAATATACATTATTTTTCCGCATCAAATCCGACAGATACGG